GCATTAATAGAAGAAATCAATTCACTTAGAGAGCAATTAGTCCAATTAGGGGCAACTTATCTTAACATATCTACTTTATCATAATGGCAGAGATAGTAAACATATCATATTTAGGAAACGGAACAGAATCCCAAAATTATAATCAAAAGGATGACTCTCTGATAACCAATAGTTTCATCTATACTAAATTCGGTGATCCAAATGATGTTATTGAGTTTTTCATAACTGACTTAAACGGAACTCTACTAGATAAAGTATATAATGCAACAGGTTATATACCAAGCCCAGGAATCAACCCATCTACAGGACTATTTAGCTCTCTAATATTAGATCCTCAGAAAGATCTTGCATCTAGGGGTTATACAAGAGGCGGCTTAAATATACAGTATAATTTCCTTAGAAATCTTTTCAATTCTTCTTATGGTGCATTCTATTGGATAAAGGAAGTCTCAACTAGTAGAACTGAAATAAAGCTCGCATCTCAAAATATAAGCAATACTAATATCCTCGGAGGATTTAACCAGTACCAGGCCTACATTGCTGGCTTGAATTACTTTAATGACTTCTATCTAAACTTTGGAAACAATCAGCATGTTATTGCAGTAAACATTGCGTACACGGAGGATGCTGATGGGTCATATTTACTTATCAAGCTATATGAACCATTACCAAGTGATTTCGATGTCAAGGATCAGCTCTGGATAGTAGAGAAGATAGCAGAATCATCGGCATACAATGTAGATATACAGATAGAGGCAGCAAGCATAGTTGAGCAGAATGTTCTTAGAGGTCCAAACTACAATGTCAACATAAACCAGCAGGTAGGACAGGCAACTCCATACTATTCTTATAATAGTCTTTTTACAACTAACATCTCTAGTTCTTTTCAGAAGATGTTGAGTTACTATCAAGATAAGGCTATAGAGATAAATGTAGACTACTCTGACTTTTCTAACTTCATACATTTTTCTAGCGCAACTTCTAGGATAGAAAACTTTGCTACAAAAGTAGGGAATATAGAGACTTATAACACTCAGATCTCAGCTAGTCTTGCTATATCTGGTGGCATTTCAAACCCAGCCGTATCTTCTTCTGTGATCTCTTTGCAGAATTATATAACTGACATTACGACCAATTTTGACACATACGAGTATTATCTATACTATGCCTCAAGCTCTTTTGCTTGGCCAAAGTCTACTTTAACTCAGCCTTATTCTCTGTACTCTATGACATCTTCTCAAGCTATAAACTGGCTGGGATCAACGTCTATAGTACCTACTGCAACAACTCATTCAATATTATTTTCAGCTTCATATTATGACCAAACTAACAAGGATCTTCTGGCTAATACTATACCTCAGTATATACTAGATGATGCAAATAATGAGCCTTATATTACCTTTGTAAATATGATAGGCCAGCACTTTGATAATGTTTGGCTATACTACAAAGACGTCACAAACAGGTTTGATGCAACAAACAACCCAAAAACAGGCATATCTCCAGACTTAGTAGCAGACGCTCTTATAGGACTTGGAAGTACTCTATATACAAACTCAAACATATCAGATAATCTATATTACAGCCTATTTGGGATCAATGCAGATGGGTCTCTTCTGCCACCAACTGGATCTGAGCAAATATCTACTTATGTTACATCAAGTCTTACTACGGAATCTCCAAAGACTCTACAGAAGGAAATATACAAGAGAATCTACCATAACATACCCTATCTATATAAGACTAAAGGAACTAGGGAATCTATAAAAGCGATTACAAATATCTTTGGTATACCTGATTCTATTCTAAAAATGAATGAGTTTGGTGGATATAGTGTGTCTTCTATACAAGGTTTGGATAATATTAATAATTATAAGGTAACTGGATCTACAAATACAATAGAAATAAGTTCATCTGTGCTTAGTCCAGATGTTACTCTTCAGTATTATAATAATACAAATAGACTAAATTCTAGAAATCTTGAATTTGGATTCTCTCCTGCTGATGACATCAATAATACCATATCAAGTTCTTTAGGGTATTTTAATATAGATCAATATATAGGAAATCCAGCATATCAATATTCTAGTTCATATGCAGGTCTTGATCAATACGAAAGAAATTTCTTTTCTGGATACTCTTATGCTCATAATATATATGAATACATAAGATTGCTTAAATATTTTGATAACTCGATTTTTAAGATGGTTAAAGACTATGTACCAGCTAGAGCAAATCTATCTGAGGGGCTTATAGTCAAATCACACATACTAGAGAGGAATAAGTATCAGAGGAATGAGCCTGAATTAGACATGGATTCTAACTTTTCACAGTCTATAGATCTAGTAGAAGTTTCAGGCGGAGATCCAGGAGAGATACAGTTCTCTACAGCAAATTCTACATATTCACAATTTACGGTAAATCCAACCTATTATTCAAGTGAAACTACAGAGTGCTATAGTTATACGGGATCTTGGGAATCAGTTGGAGGTTACATAACTGCGTCCTATATTGATAGTTATACTCATGCCACTATTAATACTATATTACCAGATCCGCTTGTTACAGGTATATTTAAAACTCCATGCGCAAGATCTGGAAGTTTTCATTTCTATGATAGCGGAGTTATTATACCATTTTTTGGCTCCTTAACTGTAAATGATTATGGATTTGTTTTAAATAATGCATATGCACCTGTTGCCATAAATAATACTTATGGTTGGGAAAAGTACACTGGAGAGTTTGGTGGTGCAGAGATACAAGCAGATTTTACTACATTTGATCAGGTAGAGTATTCATCTTATACTAGCCCGTGGACATCTTCTATCAATTCATCTACGGCATCAATGTTCATAGGTCAAGATCAAGGAGCTTTATATAACAATGTTACTAATGCCGTGCTTTCTAATAATATGATAGAAGCAGAATATAGCTATGGATTAGGAGCCCCTGTAAACTTTTCAAATATAGTATCCCAATCTAGCTGTGAGAGTTGTAATAGAATTTACTGCTATAATTACCGATTACAAAGTACTACAAATGTTACACAGAGCTTGATGTACCAAGACTGTAATAATAATCAGAACTATCAAACTCTGATTCCAAGTTCTAGTATAAATATTTGTGCTAAACCAGAGACATTACAATTTTATACATATACTGGATTTCCATCTCATATAACATTTACAACAGGATCTTATACGATTACAAGAGGTAGGGTATGCTCAACAGCTTTCTCTAATTACGCATATGATCTATACGCTACCGCACCGCCTATTTGTAAAAATACAACCGTAATATTTACAAGCATTACAGGTACGGCAACAGTAGATTACATTGGTTGTTATGGGGCAATCGGGAGTATATCTGTTTCTTCACCATCTTCGAATATCCTAGGATGTATTCAATCTGGAAGTGTAAATGTAACGTATGGTTTAGGTAGTGGTAGTAGTGGAACTTATAATATTACTGATACAGGCGATTGTATTACCATACCACCATACGCACAATATTGTTATAATTTAGGATATGCTAGTCTTCCTGCCCATACAGCTTGGTCTATACAATATACTACGTGTGATGGAACTTTAAAAACACAATCTGGTTATAATTCTAGCTTAGCTTTAAGTAGTGTTAATTTTACTGACTGCGTAAGAAATCTACCTATAGTAACATCAGGAATCAGTCTTACTCTAAATACAGGATCGTCTAATGTATGTGGTTATTACGAAGATCAGCAGGAGTATACGGGAAGTAGGACATTTGCAGAGGTCCAAGACTATAACTATAATAGAACTAGCGCAGTAAATTCTAGGTATAATGGAGCACGATATACAACATTAGATACGGATAAAAATGCAGCAATATCATGGTCTTTCAATGCAGTTTACGATGCTTATGATTATTACGTTGATTATACAGGTCTATTTATAAGCGTAGAATCTAGCTCTTATTTCCCTGATCAGATAGTTGCCAAGATGAGCTACCTTGCAGATATATCAGGTGGTTTAAATGATCTTAATCTACAAAATAACAACTGGGTTTATTTCCAAAACATGTATAAGCCTGGAGACATGGTGACAGTGAAGCAGTTTAATGCAACTCAATATTCAAATCAGAAGTATTTAGATCAGCAGTGGACAGTATTAGAAAGTGGTTGGAGCTATCCTCCATATTGGTATAGAGCTTCTGGATCTACTCTAGAATGTTATGATACACAGATTGGGGGAGACTCTGATATAAGCCATAGTAATGCTGAGATAATAGGGGATACTCCAAATATTGTAACAGGATATTCTGCATTCTATTATAGTCCAGTAGATTATCCTGACGATGTTAGTTTTGGAAATTACCCATACCCTACAATACCTTCTGGATCTTACTATGGAGTAGCATATTATACCTGGTATAATGTAAGTCTTTGGGCTAATTCATATACAGATCAAACTATTATAGACCCTAATAATCTAACAGTCCCATTTCATAATGGATCAAGATATAATTATATAACCGGATCCTATTATAATGTACCAGTAGACGGTACATATGATATTGAGGGGTATTTAAACTTTTCAATGGAAGTTTCTGTAGGAGGAACTACAGATGATAATATAATTACGATGCAAGTAGTAGTGGGAGATATATCTACAGGAGGTTTCATTGAAGGTGTAGTATTGGCAAGTAATAATTATATACTACCCATTGGAAGTACTACTGGACTTTATGATTCTCTTAGTTTATCTGTAAAAGCAAGTAATGCACAATTAACATCTACACAAAAAGTATTTTTAAAATTAACCACATATACAAACCAAGATCAGGTTAATATAAATGGGTATTATTTTATACAGTCTTTTAAACAGATACCTACAATAGGAACTTTTTGTATAAATCCATCAGTCACTTCTCATAATCTGTTTAGTTCTAGCTTTATTTTAGGATCTAATACAGTACAACTAGCTTCTACTATGGATGCATATTTCAATAGTAGTTCATATTATAACCCGACCCAACCCCCCAGTCAGTCAATATTATACCCTCAATTTGGAGATATAAACTATACTACAGAAATAGACCCAGGTGATTTCATGATATTATACTACAATGGTCAAGATATTGGGGCTCAATCTGGATCTTTAACTCCTACTGAACTTTATATAACTGCAGTGTCTGGAAGTCCAAAAACAATATCATTTGTACCTGCAATGCCGTCTTATGTAAATGGATCTAACATAAATAACTACCAAAAAGCGGTATTTGTAAAAAGAGTACCAGACGAAACAGTGGCAGTACTTCAAGGAAAGAAAAGACCTGGGCAGACGTCATTTGGATTCCTAATGCCTGAGAATATCAACCCGAACATTCAGAAGAACATAAACACTCTTCAAGCAACTATACAATCTCAGATACTAAACTACTAAACGCGTATATTTATAAACATAAACGAGACATAATAAAATGGCCTACTTAAATAGTACATCGGTGGTAATAGATGCCATCCTAACAAAAAAAGGAAGAGAGCTCCTAGCGAGAAACGACGGCAGCTTTCAGATAACCCAGTTCAGCCTTGCAGATGACGAGGTAGACTACAGCCTCTATAACCCATATCACCCGTCTGGTTCTGCTTTCTATGGCGAAGCTATCCAAGCTATGCCTATTATCCAGGCTTATCCAGAGGACCAAGAGATCATGAAGTATAAACTTCTTACTTTGCCTAGGGGAACTGGAGTCATACCTGTGATAAGCACTGGATATCCAAAGATATCTCTTCCTATGGGGTCTTCTCTGAGCATCCAGCCACAGACATTAAACTACAATGGAACTCCATTTGAAACTTCGGGATACCAATTCACCATCGGAGATGTTAGAACTATGTCTAGCTTCACAGCAATTGGTATTAATACTCCAGAGGCAACGGCTCTTAACTCAACTGTAACGATAGGAACAAATGTTTCCAAGACTGTGATAGGAACAACATTGAACATGACAATGACTACAATAAAATCACTTTTTGGATCAAGCACGTCTTCTACCCTTTCTACATTATTAACTATTGTAGGCAGAGATTCAGGAGCAAGACTAACAGTACCAGTAACAATAACTCAAAACTAAAAACATAAGATAAAATATGTCTTTCACAGCATTAGCAACTACAGACTTTGTAGTAAGCTCAGACTCAGTAGTAGCGCCAGCGTGGCCTTCAGGTCTTCCAACTTTAACCACTTTTTATACTTCCTCTACTGCACCATCACCAGCTGGGCAATTCTATCTGGATGTGTATAATAGTGCTTTAACAGGGTCTACTGCTCAGAGGGTATTCTCTATAGCATATGGAAATGTTTTAGGCTCTGGATCTATACCATATAATCCGCTTGTTCCTAATATGACTCCTTCAAGGACTACATATGGACAGTACAGAAACCTAGTATATGCAGATGAGACTAGAATGTTTGACTTTGGAGCAGGTTCAGCGTCTGCCCAAAATGACTTCTTTGCCATAAATGTAGACAGAAACATGTACAAGGAAAGCCTCTTCCCAGGCACCTTAAAATTAACACTTGGATTAGGAAGTAATTTTATTACATTAACAGATGATAGTAAAGATACTCTGAATAACAATCAGACAGTAAACTATCAAGACTGTGGAAGAGTGTTTAATATAGTCTCTGGATCTTACGGTCAAGCAAACACAAGCAATCCATTAGGAGCTACCACAAATGGCTGGACAAAATCAGGATCTTATGGCTTCTTCCTTCCAGATATAGGCACAATATTGCTTAATCCAGACTCACTAATGCTGCCATATGCTTCTGGTGGGATAAGTCTTCCATTAGATACTACTAGTACTTATTCAACTCCGAGTTCTTCTCTAAATAACGTATATCTATATAATGCTATAAAGCTAGGGGTTTGTTTCCAATTGAACTCACAGGAGACAGTATCAGCAAATTACGTGTTTGTTAGAGTAGGCAACCAGGAATATAACTACAGCAATAACCCGTCATACCTTTCAGGATCTACTGGCCAGCTGATATATCCAACTCTGGTAAACAGCCCTCAGACGTTCCCTACAACAGTCGGTCTATACAATAACAATGGAGACCTGCTTGCTGTGGCTAAGATGAGTAAACCGCTGATGAAAGATTTCACTCACGAGACACTCATACGTGTTAAACTCGATTGGTAATCAAATAGTTATAAAGCATACTTAAACTAATAAATGGGCCGCGCATACAATACACTCAAGGCTTCGGATGTCACCGTGACTCCAATAAAGCTAAAATACAGTGCTAGCTACCCAAGCTCCTCGCTGAGTTCAAGTGGCATAACAATAAGCAATGCTGTAAATGGTCCTATGTCACCAACAGGTAGCTATCCAAGCTCTTTTTTGCTGTATAGATCTGTGAGGAGTATGTTCTATATGCAGTACATTTCTGGTTCTCTTTTAGGATCTGGCAGTGGCTTTGAATATTATCCGCAATCTACTGCAGCTTCAGGAACTTTAGATGAAGATCACAGGTACTTTCCTACTGAGTCAAATGCTCAGGTTACTGTAGTTTCTATACCAAGACAATTATATGGAGAGAACATAGCTAAGACTAGCTTTCATATGTCTTATACCGCAAGCTATAATCTTATAGATGATGGTAATGGTAATATCATAGACACATCAGCTAGCAATGCTCAAATTGGAAATATAATATACCCAATGGGACTAGCTATTATAACTTCTAAGACATATCAGAATGTCACTAGCTACCCATTTACTATGTCTTTTCAGGCAGAGTCTACAATATTTCAGAATGAGATCAGGTGTCATATAAATGAGAATGACTTCAACTACTCTACAAACCCGTCAACTGTGGTATCATCTAGCTTAGGAACTCTATATAATAACGTAACTGGCTCAGACTTTACTCCATATGCAACAACTGTTGGACTATACAACTCCCAGAACGAACTCCTAGCAGTTGGTAAATTTGGTACTGCCTATCCAATCCCTAGACATACAGACATCACATTTGTAGTAAAATACGACACGTAAAAATGAGAAATTGGTTATACGAAGGCAAAGAGATCACAGACGTTCAGCAGTTTGGAGCAGGAGCTATAGGATTTGTATATAAAATCACAAATACAAAGTCTGGTAAGTTCTATGTAGGAAAGAAGATCCTTGAGAACAAGACAAAGAAACTGCTTACAAAGAAAGAACAGGGTGAATGGGACAAACCAGGACGGATCCCAAAGAAGAAACTTGTCTTGAAAGAAAGCAATTGGGCAGATTACTATGGAAGTTCAAAGCCTCTTTTGGAAGACATTAAAACTTTGGGTAAAGAAAACTTTACTCGGGAGATCATCAGGGCGTGTTACTCAAAAAAAGAGCTATCGTACTATGAGGTATATTGGCAATTCGAGCTCAAAGTTCTTCATGTTGATAGCTATTGCGAAAATATAGCTGGTAAATTCTTTCGAAAAGATACCCTGGGAGCTCAAGGTTCAATCTAAATCCCTCTTTAATAGGAAACATTGGCACATAAAAAAAGAGCCCCAAAAGAGCTCTATTTTTCTATGATATTTTTATTATATTAGTAAAGATCTGCATCTTCATCATCTCCGTAAAGTAGATCATGAATGTCCTTAGTAGGATTCAAACCCTTTACCGCCTTTGCTCCTTTTTTAGCCTGCTTCATTGCTAGCTTTGCAATCTTCTCATCTTCATCTTCTTCAGGTTCAGATATTTTTGCTTTCATAACCTTATCAGTTATCAGCTCTTTCACTTCGTCTGGGATCATTTTCCAGCCCATATAAGCATAATCAGCAAGACCTTCTTCTGAAAAATCTTCTGAGTCTAAAATCGCCTCTTTTTCTTCCATTGGTATCATATCCCATTTTTCTGAGATATCCAATCCCATTGCTTCACTCATTTCTTCTTCTCTCATTATACTATTGATCGCCTGAAGATCCATCATTCCCATGAGACCTTCATTGAGACCTGTCTTAGATTTTGGTTTTGAAGATCTAAGCGACACTTTCTCTGCACCATTTGGACCTGTATAAGGACCTTGTCTTTGCTCGCGCATCCAACCTTGTAAATCGAAATTATCTGCTGCCATTTTTTTTGTTTTTGTTATAAATATACGCGAATTACACTTCGATTGGTAAAAGTACATCAGTATTTACCATTTCAAACTCGATATCTTCAATTTTTTTACAAAAGAAGAATTTCAAATCATTTTTTAAGACGATATCAGCTTTAAGATGACCTTTCCAAGCATCAAATAATTCTTGATTTAAAAGCCTCTCATCATTATAAAAGTATTCAATCCCAAAAGCGTCTAGTATTTCAAATAAATCGTCCTTTTGCCTAAGGAGTTTTCT